TCAGGACCGAGAAAGAACGAGTGCTTCTGCCTTTGGTTGGCCTGTTCGGTTGAAATGGGTCTGCGGACGTTCAGCGGTGATGCCGCCGGATCTCCGCGAGTAGTCTGCGGGCCGGCCGCCTGGAGCCGCCTTGCGATACGCCGGGTCAATCTCACAGACGGCCGATTCGACGTGCTCGAATGCGAGAGCCTGCCCGGCCTTGTTGGCAAGGAATCGGGCACGCGATGCAGCCGCCTCGATTGTGGAAATGAATCCGGTCTTCTTCATGGCCAGGCCGGCGAGCAATAAAACCGTTGCCTCGTCAGCCTCGGGGGCAAGCGTTCTGGCAACGGCAATCAGATCGTTTTCAGAGAGGGCATCAGGAAGATCGATCCGGAGCCGAAGGCGGCCATAGAAAGGCTCCCAGCCGAAAAGCGGGAGCTTCCGCTTCATGTTTTCCACAAGCCGGGTAAAGTCCCGCGAGGCGATCAAGGCAACCGGAACGCCGTAGTTCACCAGGGAAGTCAGAATCCAAGAAAGCCGCTGAGGCACTTCCCTTGGCTGAACGGCCTGGCTCAAAATATACTGGGCTTCATCGATCACGAGCATGATTTGCTGCTCCCTGAGCATCCCCTCAATCCGGGATCTCATCTCGTGAGTTCTCCGGCATGAGGATGCCGCCAATCCCAGCGCCTTGGACAAGTGCCGGTAAAAAGACTCGTCATCCTTGGCAGATCCGAGCTGCACATAACGCGCCTCACCAATCCGGGATTGAACCCAAGCCTGCGAGGAAAACGATTTTCCCACTCTGTAGGTTCCCTCTGCGAGCGTCAGGCCCCGGCAGGCAAGGCCGAAATCCAACATGTCGAAAATGGCTTTCTGTGTTGATGTGGCGGCCACACGTGCCATCGGCGCAATGGTCAAATCTGTATGGATCTCTAGGAGAATGTTGAAAGCTCCAGGCAGGATCGCCTGAGCCTGGACAGCGCAATCAAAAGCAGGGTCGAGTGCGAACCGCAGAAGAAAATCCTTCACCGTCCGGATCTGTGTGGCTCCTTGGATCTGCCCTCCTCTTTTCAGCATTTCAATGCAGAGACGATCAAGCCCTGTGGCATTGTCCCCAGCCTCAACCGGGAGCGACCAGCTCGGGAACTGATTGCATGTCGGATGGGTGAAGAGGCCGGCCCGCGTGCTCAGATCCTGGATCATCCAGGCAAGTTTTCTCAGAATCGGATCGCGCAAGACGCTACACCGCTTTGCCACCAGGTTTCCCAAAAGGTAATCGCCGCGCAGTTCCACGCTGCTTGCAAACTTCTCCTGGCGAAGTGCGCCGCCCTTGGATGCTCTGCGGGTGGCACTCATCTTGGGATCGCCATCGAAGGATTGTTTCTGAAAAACTCGCGCTCCATTTCGTCAATGCCCTCAAATGCAGATTCTTCGCGTTCTCTCCTGGCCTTCTGAATCAACCTGTCGGCATCTCTCTCTCTGCGGTGGCGTTCAGTGCCTGTGACCTCAAAAGCCGGATCTGAATTTTCCGCATGGCGGAACGACGAACCCAAACCATCCCGCGATTCTGAAATTGAAACAGACCTGGTTCCCGCTGGGGTAATGCCCCGGAACTGCGAAACCATGGCAGCACGGGCTTTCTTTTTGCCGTAGCTTCCCTCGGGCCTTGCCGCGCCACGATCCATGCTGAACTGAGGAACATCAGGCTCATATTCTGCCATGAGGAGAAATTGGCCAAACTTGGAATCAAAATTCCTCGCCGGGCTTTGTGTTCGCTCTCCGTCAAAAATCCAACATCCCTCCTCTGGGCGGGCCGGGTGAAATGCGATCAGCACGGTTTCCCCGCGATGCAGATAAATCGAATTTTTCACCCCGTTCACGCGGAAACGAAAACTCCTGGGGTAGTTTTTCACAGATACCTCGACGCAATCCCCTCGGACGGTAGCGTCCCGCTTAATTGGCAGAAACCTCCAGCGTTGGTCTTTCGGGCATTCACGCTTCCCGGCGTTCCGATACAACTCGGCGGGAACCTGAGCCTGACGCCCGCAAGCACGTCGCATGGCCGGCCGCTGGTTCTGACGCTCCATAGCTTTTGCTGTGCCCTCTGCGGCTTCCTTGATTGTCCAGAATTTTCTCTGTGAATCAGAATTTCCATTTTGGGCAGAAGTCAAAAGCTTCGTTGCGGCCTCGCGTTCGCCGCGATGCCGCCCAATCGAAAGGCTCATTGTGGAGATTTCACGCTGCAAGGGATTGAAGCGAGTCTCGATCGTCGCCTTTCCATTTGACGTGCTCATGGATAGGATGTTGATGATCTCATCCAACCCGCCCCACCGGGAACCGTCTTTCAGTTTGGTTCCTGAAATAAAGTCATTGTCCCACCGTCCGCGCTCTATCCTCCAGCACAGCGGCAAGCCGTGTTGAATTACGGTGTTCCTGATATGGTCGGCGATGTCCTCTGCCCGGTATGCATCCCGATCTCTTCCGATAGGATGAGCGGCTAGCCAGGCCGCGCTGGCCACGTCGAGCGTCGCCAATATCTGGCGGCCAGGTCGGAACTCTCCAGTTTCCGGATCTGTGTATCGGAAAGGCTCATTGAGGCTCATATCGTCGGACTCCCAAATGTCGTTTGGGCGAGTTGGGCACTCCTGGCCTCGATCATCGATATGGAACATCCCCCGACGTGAAGTCATTTCCAACTTGGCCCGGTGCTTTGGCCCAAAGAAATGGGCGGCCAATTCATTTGATGGCCTGGTAAGGTGGTGAAGATTCTTTGGCCACCTTGGGATGCGGCGTTCCCGTGCGGCTGTATCCATCTCAGCATGGATCAACATCCGTGTTTCTGGCCGGCAGATCGGATCGCGGGCGAAGTCTTCGATTCCCCTGGCAAGGCTGCCGCCGCGTTGTAGCCGGTGAAAAGTCAGACGTGTCCGCTCTTCTTCAGACAGGGAAAATTTTGGTTTTCGTCCGGATCTGCCCTGGCCATGGTGAGCGAGCAAGTGCTCTCCGCTCGCGCCGGCAACGACACGCGCGGCGATGCCATCCATTTTCTTCCGAAGGCAATCGCGGCTTGCTGCAAGTCTGATCCCGCTGGATTCAAGCGCATCCATGACTGCCGCTTTTGCTTTGCGGGAGCCATGAGTCTGGGCGAGCAATTTGACATCCTCAACAGCGGCGGCAAACACCCGCGTTTTGAAACTGGGGTCTTTCGGGTCGAGCGTTTGAAGCGTGATTTCCACGGCCGGGCAATGAATGTCGGATTTTTCGGGAACACTTCGCTCCTGGCGGTGCTGGCAAAACTCCTCCGCATAGAGTTCGAGCCGGTCAAAGTCGGCATGGCCGCCGTCGCGGGCAAGAATCCGCTCTATTCTACGGCGCGTGGTTCGGTTGCTCTCCAAAGAAAAAAGCCCGTCATTGGCCAAGAGAAGATTGGCCTGCCTCGCCATCTCGCGGATGGAAAATTCCTCCGCCCGTTTCAGGATCGGTGCAAGGCACGATCTGAGATGCGCGGCTTTTTCAATCGCCGGAGCCGGCATATTCGCAACAGGAATAGAGGGGGCAAATTTCTCCTTGGCCTGGCAAATCAGAATGAAGTGATGGATTCCACGGTAGCCCGTCATATCGGAAGCGGAACGCGCAAGCTTCGCCTTCATCGCGGAGGGCAGACTATCCAGGGCCCAAGATGCCGATTCCTTTCCGCGAACAAGGCGGAGTTGATGCGGAACCTTCGCGAGCGCATTGCGGACCGCCTGCGGATAGGTTCCGAGAGCATTGGAAAGCTCAAAAGCGGTGAATGTCGCGACGGAAGGAAGCATCTCAGGAAAAGTTTGCGGCAGGCGTGGGGACAATCGACAATCCCGACGATAGAAGTTTTTGCGCCTGGATGATCCTATTTACCCGCTTGGCAATCGGGGCGAGATTTTTGCCTTTGAGTTTTTCGCGCAGTTCTGGAGGACAGTCCGAAGATGCCAGAAATGCACGGATTCTCCGCAGCCCCGAGCGATCCGCGCTTGCGGCAACCATGTCCGCGAGTTGCGAATCAGAAATATTCAGCCTCTTGCAAACTGCGGGGGAGCCCATCTCTTTATGGATAAGCCCAGCGATCCCATGCTTGAGAAAAGCATTGTGGAATCGGTTGAGAGTTGAGGAGCTTGTTTGAAGGAGCTTGGCGGCGAGCCATTCACTCTTGGCCTCCCCTGTGTATTGAAGGGAAATTGCTCGAAAAACGATATCGGCTCTCCGCAGTGTTTCCCAAAACCTAGAGTCGTCTCCGCACTGAAGAACGAGGGATCTCCGGAAATACTTGCTTAAAATTCCTTTTGGCATCCGATGTGGACGGCCCGCCGCCGCGCCTCGCCGTGGCCTACGTGTCCTCTGTTGGGCCGTTCCGCTATCAGGCTTCGGTTTTCCATTCAAAATCGATTCCTGGCCATTTTTATAATTCTGCATAAAGATCGGTGTCCCACCACCAGGTTCCCGTCCATTCCTGGACGCGTTCCCATTTGTAGGAGCGCTTGCAGGCACGGTCGGCGGTTTTGAGCCATTTGTATCCGCTCGGGATTCCATCCACGGGAGGCGATGTAGCGATGGTTCCACAGGCCCCGGTAGTGGGCTTGGCGATGGAGGACGTTGTCAGCCGGGCAATCGGTGTATATTCGTTATAGCTCTCCTGTCCGCGGAGGAGCTTCTGGCAGTATTCCTTCGCATCATCGCTGAGTTGAAGCACTGAATTGCTTTTTTCGTCCCAAAATTTGAAATCGCTCCGGTAATATTCGCTCGTCTCCGCCTGCCAGCCTTTGATGCGCGTCCAGTCTGTATCGCTGAGAGCCTTTGATCCCCCTGTGTTGTAGCGTGCGTGCTGGGCGAGAGGGCGCTGGACCTCACTCCATTCAATCTCGTGAATGGAGCTGTTCTCCGACATGTTGGGGTCCGGAATCGGGGAAGGGTTGAATGTGATCGTGAGCACGCCTTTTCCGCCGGGGAGTTTTTTTACCTCGATGGTGTCGACTTTCAGCGACGAAGGAACTCCGGCTGCCATGGAGAACCGGTTAGGCATCGCCGCGACACAGGCGGCGTGTGGGCCGGAGAATGTCTTCACGTAGACCAGGCCATCCTTGTTGTAGGTGATGACCGGGGACTCCGGGCTTTCGGTGAGGTCAGAGGAGCCACGCCAGCGAGGAATGCTAGGCATACGCTTCTCCTCCCTGGCTACCGAGTGTTGGCTGGGTCATGATTTTGATTCCCTGCTGAGAAACCTGCTGCGCCCAGGTCAAAATCGCTCCGGCAGCATCAGCCGTGCGCCTGGCGTGATCGTTGGCGGGGCCGGATCCGCCGACGAAGCCGCCGATCTTGGCGAGACGGTCGGAGTCCATGGGTTTGATAGCTGCCTGCTTCTCGGCCTTCCATCCTTCGAGGGACTTGGTTCCTGGGGTCGCAGACTCTTCAGGAGTAGCCGCCTTGATGCCGGCGGTGATGGCCGCCCCGGCAGCAACTGCAATATTTTTTGCATTGGCAATTACGGAAGATGGATAGGGAGCCCCCTCGCCTCCAGTGGCGGTCTGGCTGAAGGTGTTATTCCCGCGTTTTCTGCGGGCGGCGGCCTCAGCGTCAAAATCGTCTGCCGTCATCGCTTTCCCTGAAGCCAAATTGAAGAGAGAAGCCTTTCGCACGCCCTCGGTCATGCGTTCCTGTGGGGATTTGACGCGGTTTTCCTTTTCGATCTGGGCGGCCCGGGCGCTGGCTTCGTTGAGGTCTTTTATGTAAAACTCGATTCCGACCTGGTCATGACTTTTCGCTGATATCTGGAGCTGTTCATTGTCGCGGCCCGTGCGGCCTTCAAGATGGATAAGCTCAGCTTGCGCCTTGAGGTTTTTTGGCTTCATCAGATCCATGTCTGTCTCGATGCATGCCTGAAAATAACTGAGCGGCCCCTCGAAAGCCCGGAGAAGGGTGGCGGTAATGGAGTCGCCTGACGCAGCGAACTCATCCACAAACGAATTGACGATTCCGGCCATGACGTTGGAGCCATACATTCCGACGACATCGAGCTCCTTCTGCATGAGGTCGGAAAATTTCCCCTGGCCGATGGCGGCGGTGAGGACGGAAACCTGGGAGCCGATCTTTTTTCCGATGTCAATCGTGTCGATTTTTTTGATTGAGTCCAGGAGAGGCTCCAGGGAAGAGGCGACCGGGCCGGCCATGCCGAGGAAGATCCCCTGGGTCTTAACGCCGATGGCCTCGAACTGGTTGGTGACCCGGGTGAAGAGGGCGGCGTCGCGTTCGAGGATAGCTGCCTTCTCGGCGGTGGACTTCGAGGCTTCGTCGATGGCCTTGGGGTCCGCCAGGATGTTGAGCATGGGTGCTCCCTGGCGTCCGAAGATGGCCTTGACGGCCGCCATCTTGTCCGCCTGGGTAGCGAGCCCGGAGATCGCGGTGCCGATGGCGTGGAACTGTTCGACGGCGGACTGGCCCTTGAGATTTTCCACCGAGAGGCCGAGCTGGTCGAAGATGTGCTTGGTGGGCTCGCCTTCAGCGTTCACGCCGCCCAGGGCGCTTTGGAGCATGGCGAGGTTCTGTTGCAGGCTGCCGGCATCCATACCGACCTCCTGGTAGGCTTTCTTGAGCGCGACGAGGGATGTGATGGATTCCCCTGTTGCCTTGGATTCGGAGCGCAGTGCCTTGCCGCTTTCAAAAACGGACTTGAGCCCCTCTCCGATCCCCTCGATGGACTTGAATGCCGCAAAGGAAACGCCCAGGAGCTTGAGCGCGTCGCCGACTTTTGTGAGCTCGCCGAGCTGGGCGGCATCGTGCTTGAAATCGCCGATGGCGCCCTTGCAGCGCTCGATCCCGGTGGTGAGCGGCTTGTGGTCGAGACCGAAGACGAATTTCAGATCCATGGGAAAAAAAAGGATGAAGGATGAAGGATGAAGTTGAGATCAGCCGCGCTTCGCGCGGGATTTGGCCGCCTTGCGGCCCACTTCATACTTTTTACTTCGTCCTTCATCCTTCTGAAGTGCCTCCAGTCGCTTGAGGAAGTCCTGATCGAAGTATGTAGGGCCGCGCGGGGTAAGGTCGTAGCGGGCCGCGATCGCGCTGTAGAGTGCGCAGGCCTGGGCGAGCGGCAGTGAGTCCTGGATGAAGCAGAGAGCCCAGCCGTATTCATGGGCTAGGCAATCTGTGAGGGTGAGGAACCACCCGAGGCCGTTGCCGGGCTCGGGTGCCCCGCTAAAGGGCCGGATTCGCCCTTTCCGTAAGGGACAGCGGTAGAGAAGCCCGCTTCGACATGGGCGTTGATTTGGTCGGCTGCTCCGCTCAGTGCGCGGGCTGGCAAAGCATCGGCAAATGCGGTGACGGCATCGGAGAACTTTCCGGATCCGATAAGCCGGCGACATTCGTCGTTCGATGGATTCGCCAGGATGAAGATCGCCTGGACGATATCCTCGATCTTCGTCGGGCGGTCGGTTCTTGAGATGAAGGGAGAGCCGATTTTTTCCAAGAGAAGGACTTTGCCCATGTTGAGCGGAGAAAGCACAACGGCCCCGGCCTCGGTGAACGCGGGGATGAATGCGGACAGGATCGCCGATGGTGTCCCATGTCCGGTCTGGGACTTGGCAGTTTGGAGGGCGGAGAGCCCTGGAATTTTCTTCTTCATAAATTATTCCATGGCAGGCGAGACGCCTGCCCCACGTTAGAAGTTGGTGTATTTGGTGGCTTTGAGGCGGCACTTGCGCACGCCCTTCTGCTCCCACATTTGCTGGAATCCGCCGGGCTGGACGATGCAGCCGGTGACGCCGCAAATCGAAACCGCATCGCCGATCTCGATCGAAGGGGCGGCGGTCTGGATGATGATCTCGCACTCGATGTCCTGCTTGTTGTTGAAGAACACGACCGCGGCGGCAAAGCCGTTCGTGTCGGCGACCTCCTGGGCTTCCGCATTTTTCGTGAGAGTTGCCGAAACAACGAGGCCGCCGGAGTAGACTGAGCCTGTGCCCCAGAGGATGGTGGAGTCGCCTTTGATGACGGGATTTGGTGCGGACATAAATTAGAGGTTGCGGTATTCGACGTGTGGCTTCGCGGTGGTGATGGTGAAGGTGAGTTTGAAAGCGGTAGTTTCGAGGTTCGGTGCCTGGAGGGCATCGAGCGGATCCGCGCCCTTGTAGTGAAGGAACCGGGAGGTTTCCTCGTCGGGCAGGACGTTCGAACGCACGCGGGCTGTGATGTCGTCCAGGAGCACCAGGAACGGCGGCTGGTCTCCCTGCGGCTTGATGAGAAGATCGCCGGGGTTGAGCAGGAGGCCCTTCGCCTTGATCACCCAGACCTCGATCTGGTTATCGACGATCGCGGCCTGCGGCTGGTCGGTCTGGTCCTTGTCTCCCGCCCAGTGGAGAACGACGCGGAACGAGAGCGGTTTGTCCAAGAGCTGGTCCAGCACATCGCCCGGATCCTGTGCGATCCGGAGCTGGCCCTTGCGTGCCTGGACAAAAGGCACGAGGTCATCGTGGATGATTTGAATGAGCTGTGCCGTGTTCATTTCAGATCGAGCTTCCCGTCGTGCGGGAGGGTTCGGAGATCACGCTGGCGCTGGGTTTGGCGCGGGACTGCTCGGGGTCGAGCGGCTCCTCGCCTTTGGAGATCGATTCCATCTCCTTGCGCACGGAGGAAACCTCTTCGGAGAAGGGGTTCTTTGCCTCACCGCGGCGCTTGTAGATGAGATCGACGGCGATGAGCTCGGCGGCGCGAGAAACGAAAGCTGGCAGCGGGTTGGAAAACGGGACGCTGTAGCGCTTGCCGAGCGCCCCATCGATTTCCTTGGCGACATTCTCGGCGACCTTGTCCCAGACCTCGGAGTCCGCCAGGCCATCGGCGTTATCGTCGAGGGCCTGGATGAGGAACGGGCCGGGAATGCGCCCGGCCACGTCGCCCATGATGACGTAGGGAGCCCCCATGGCCTATGCTCCGCCGGTGGAACCGACAGCGAGCTGTGGCAGGCCGTAGCCGCCATTGTAGCGGCCATAGGTCTGGTAGAGGAACTCGTGGCGCTTGAAGACGTGATCGCTGTCCGGGTTCGTGAGGCTCGCGAACGTCGGCTCTTTCTCCACCTGGAGGATGAGCGGGCGGATCGGGAACGCGGTTTCCAGCAAGAACCAGTTGGTGTCGTTGCCGGCGAGCTGCGGCCACACGATCAGATCGGCGGTGCCTTTGTTGACGTTGGTGACGGCCGTTGCGGCGACGATCTCGGAGCCGGCCTTGTTCGTGGCCAACTGGGAGATGAAGTCCGCTTGCAGGATCTGGCGGCCGATGGCCTCCAGCGCGGGCGGGACGACGAGCTGGAGCTTGATGCCGAGGCCCATCGGGCGGCCCTGGGCGTTCAGCCGGCTCTTGATGAGGGCGCGGGCCGCCTGGAAGCTGTCGGCGCTCAGCACGGTCGTGAGCTTGTTGGTGAACTTCGCGCTCTTGCTGTTGTCCGGCTCGTGGAGCTTGTCGGTGTCGAAGAAATTCTTGCCGGTGTAATCCTTCGCGGCGAACCCGCCGGAAAGGAGCGTGGCGACGAGCTGGTCCTGGTGCTGGCGCGCAGCCAGGCCCATGCTTTCCATGATCGGGTTGTAGATCCCGAAGGTGTCCCGCTCGATGTCCGCCTGCTTGACGGCGACCGTGGATTCGAACTCCTTGTTCAGGATCGAATACCGGGCGGCCGTGAGATTCTGGATGACGATGTCACCCACGAGTTCGCGCATCCCGGGCACGCTGCCCAGCCAGTGGTAGATCTCCTCGGCGGCGGTGGAGGGAGTGCGCAGGGCGATCTGCTCCCAGATGGTCTTTGCGCCCTGGTAGGCTTCCAGGAACAGGGTGCGGTAGCCTTTGAAGAGGGCGGCGAGTGTGGATTGGTTGATTTGCATGGTTTTGGTTAATTAGGAATTAGGAATGCGGAATTTGAGGACTACTTGACGAGGTTTTGGGCTTGGAGGATTGCGAGCACGGCGGCGCGTAGGGCGGCGACTTCGGGGCCTGTGGCTCCGCCGGTGGTGAAGGTCAACGCGGTAAGCGTGTCGGTGCTCGGAACGACCGAGCTCATGTGCGTGGTGTCCACGAGCGGCTTGCTCGTGTCGCCGTCCAGGAACCCGAGGAAGAGGCCGGCGATCACCTTGTTCGTCGAGGTGACGCACACGGTGGAGTCGTCCTTCACGTAGACCGGCTTGCCCAGGTAGGCGGCCGTCACTGGATTCGTTCCATCGTTGGTGAGCTGGAAGATCCCGCGCTTGACGGTGACGCTCAGGTCGCCAGCTTCGCCGGCCGAGTTGTCGATGACGCTCAGGTTCGGCTGGGGCTCGATGCGGCCGAGGACGCGCAGGCCCGCGGTGTCCGCTGCCGGCACGATGTAGCCGGAGGAGTTCACGGCGGCGAGAGCGCCGGCGAAAAGTGTGGTGGTGGCAGCGACGGGGGCCTTTTCAATGAAGAGGCCGGAGCGCTCGGGAGTGTTGACGGGTGCGGTGGCGGACATGGTTAGTTAATTTTGAATGTTGGATGTGGGATTTTGATGAGCGGATCAGGAGTTGTGCTTGTCGTAGGTGGCCTTCGAGAGGCCGAGCTTGCTGTTGACTTCGGCCTGGATCGAATCCGCTCCGGTGGCTCCTGAGGCGGAAAGGGCGACGACGCTCGCGGCGGCCGAGGTGCGCTTTTCGAGCGGCACGGTGACCGGAAGATCGGAGACCAGGGCGCGGAGATCTTCGTTGCCGAGCTTCAGCGCGGCGGCGGGGATGACCTTGCCCTCGTGCGAGGCCAGGGTAATGATCGATTGACGCTCGGTGGCCGTCGAGGCCCCGAGGACTTTGCTCACGTTCCCTTCGAGGGTGACGATCTTGGCGGAGAGGGATTCGACGGTCGGCTTTTCGTCGCCATCGGGTGCGACCTCGGCCGCCTCCTCCTCATTGGCAGCTTTTTCAGCGGCTGTTTGGATTTCCTCGTCGGTGGCTTTTTCCGGGTCGAGGTCGAGGATGGCGCAGAGGAGCTTTTTGAAGTCGGGCATGGTGTTGGTTTTGGTTGGATTGGTTTGATCGGCTGAGAAAAGGATGAGCCCCGGCACAGCCCCCTGGCGGCAGGCGGCTGCGGAGTGGAGGAAGATGACGTTGTTTTTGTCGTCGCGCTTCACGGCGGGCGAGAGGTCGCGGTAGTGGCCGCCTCCGATGAACTGCCGGCCTTCGGCTGTCCACTCGATGTCCTCATAGACGATGCCTTCACCGGAAAGGCAGACGACCCGTGCGGTGGCGGCGATCGCGGCGGGCTCGCCTTTGTAGGTGGCGGAGCCGGGGACGGTGTTGTGATCGAAATCGAGGACGACGCGATCAAAATTGGAAAGTGCTTGATTGGCGGGCAGCGCGGAGAGCGTCACCTCATTGACATTGAAAGACCCTTTTGCCGTCTTGTGCTCGCCCCAGGGAAAAACGACCATCCGCGTCGGGAGCTTCGCGGGATCCTCGATCTGCCCGATCCGCGAGTTGGCGTGGAGGGCGATCAGATCACCGGGAATAAGGGCGGCATTGCGTGGCACGGGGCGCACGATGCCTGATGTCTGGCATGCCCGCTAAGGATGCTGGGCGCTCTGGGGACGGTGGGGCGGAAAGAGAAGTGGCGGGTTAAGAGTGGCGCGTGGCGGGTGGTTGACACTCTTTACTCGCCACCCGTCACCCGCTACCCGCCACTCATAGCTCCAGCTTCTTCCGCATGGCCGCCTCCGCTGCCTTGGCGACTTTCTCCATCGCCCATGGAGCCATCGCCCCGCTTTTATTGAACGGGAAGAACGGCCGCGCCGGGATGGTGACCTTGTGGCCCCGTCCGGTCTTTCCTCCAAACTGGTGGATCGCGGCGTAAGGCATCGGGTTCCCGATCTCGACGGAATCTCCATTAACCTTCACGAAAAAGGATTTCCGCAAGGCGGTGGTCTTGATGAGGAGTGGGCGCGCATCGTCGCCTTTCTTGCTCTTCTTGCGGGCCTGCCAGGCGGCGATGCGCATGCCGGGGTCGTCGAAGGCCCGCTGGGCGATGCTCTCGACCTGGGTGCCCATCGCCAGCAAGACTGGCCGGACATCCCGTCCCTGCCGCATGAGCTTCTCCAGGCGCGGAGAGATGTTGTCGATGGAGACGTGGATCGACGCGCTCATTCTCGGGGAAGCCCTCCGGCATCGGCAAGCCATTCGGCTTCTTCTTGGTCGAATCCTTGGAGCATGCGGCCCCGGACGGTCTCTTCGCGTGTGAGTTTGCGCGTTCGGGATTCGAGGCAGAGGCGCTCCAGTTCCTCGGCTTCTTCCTCGGTGAGTTCGCGGTGTTGTTTCATGGCTTTCCCCCCAATGCTTCGCTGAACAGCTTATCAATTTGCGCGGCTTCTTGCTCGCTGAAAAAACGCACGCCGTGATATTTTGGGTTTTCTGCGGCGATCTGGGCGAGCAGCCTCGAGTGGCCGCTTTTGCGGGCGATCCACTGGGCGTAGGCGCGGGCCAGCATTTCGCCTGGCTTAATCATGTCGCGCAGGTCGGCAATGTCGCCTGCAAAAAGGTCGCTCCTGATCCCCGGACGAGATTTCCCCGTGCGGATCATGCTGCGTATCTTTTTGGCCGTAACGGTTTTTTCCAGTGCGGCGGTGATGCGGGCGCTATCGCCTGGACTCATTATCCCGAGTTCGACCCAGTGGCCGATCTCGTGGAGCAAGGTCAGCTCCGGGTGAGGCCCCTTGCTGCTGATCGTGATGCTGGTGGCCTTGCCGGTGATTTCGTTCCAGATGAACTCCCCGACAACACGCGTGCCACGGCTGGCGAGGAGCGGGATGGAGTTGAGGCCACCATCGTCATGCACGCTGTCCACCACGGTCATCGTGGCGGAGAGCGCGGCGGCATCGGGATGAGACTCGGGGATCCGGAGTTTTCCGCCCACCGGGTCAACCCGAGGCGGCACGGGCACCGGCGTCATCACGCCGGGGAGCCTCGACGCCGCCCGGGCGGTCGAAGCCAGGGTCTCCGCGACAAGTTTCTCGCCGCTGAGCCAGCCGAAGATCGAGGTGCCGGTCTCCGGGATCTGGTTGTTCCGCGCCCATTTCTCGAACGCTGCCCAGACGTGTGGCTCGTAGCGTTCCTTGAGCTTGTCGAGCGGGATGCGCAGGTCGCGCGGGTCCCAGGTAAAGGCTCCCGGCTCGCCTTTTTCTGCCGGGGTGCGGACATCGAATATCTGGTTCACCCCGCGCACGAGGTGGCCGGTTGTCTCGACGTGCTTGAGCTGCGCCCCCTCGATGACCTCGCGGTGGTCCGGCTCCCGGTCCGCGTCCTTCTCGCGGAACTCCCGCGCGTCATCTTCGCTGAGCGGAGTCCATCCGCATTTGCAATTCCAGTCCCATGGGCACTGGTGGGTTTGAACAAATTCGCTGTCGAAGGGGAAGATCAGCCCGTGAAGCGCGACGTGCGAGGGGCGCGGCTGGGCATCGTAGTTGTGGACATACTGGCAATACGGGAAGATGTCCTTCTGCGCGGCCTGGTTCCGGTAGCGGGCCGCACCGTAAGCCTGGAAGCCATGGGTCCTGAGCAGCGTCTCCGCCCGGCGCTCGGCCGCATCGGTGTTGTCCGGATCCTCCGGGTCGGCGAGGAACGGGTGGATTTCCTCGACGATCTTCTTCTTCGCGTCGTCCCACCGAGCGCCGGCGGGAACGGTCGCCACCTCGTCCCGCACGCGCTGGAGGACATCGAAAGCCGTGACCCCGCTGATCGTGAACGCCCGGGCCTTCAGCTCGGGGAGCAGTTCCTGGAACACCTCGCGTGAAACGACAGGCTTCGAGGCGATGAAGTCAATGGCCTCTTCGTGGGGAGTTGGTTCGAGAAGGTATTTCATTGGGAAAATTAGGAATGCTGAATTTGTAATGCGGAATTGAGGAGTGGCCTCGATCTCGTCGGCGGCGCGAGATCCAGCGGGGACACTCCTCGGGCGAAGTCGGCGTGGAGGTAGATCATCGTGGTCTCCACATGCTCGTGCCCCATGAGATCCTGGATTGTGCGGATGTCGTTGCCGGCGTGGAGCGCGTGGGTCGCGAAGGCATGGCGGAGCGTGTGTGGCGTTACGCGCTTGGTGACACCAGCTGCGCGAACGGCCGCCCGCATGGATTTTTGGACACCCTCGGGGACCGCATGCCAGCGGCGCTGGTCGCGGATGCACTGGCTCGGAAAAAGGAACTGCCAGCGGAGCTCGCGGGCGGCGTTGCGATATTTCTGCGCGAGGCGGCCGGGCAGTTCCACGATGCCCGCGCCGGCGGCCAGGTCTTGATCGTGCAAGGCGGCACGCCAGGCGATCTGGCGGCGGAGGTGCGGCGCGATCAATGCGGGCAGGAGGCACAGGCGATCTTTGTCGCCCTTTCCACCGTGGATGCGGATTGTCTGCGCGTCGAAGTCGAGATCTTGAACGCGCAGCTTGCACGTTTCCTCGACGCGGAGCCCTGCCCCATACATGAGCGCGGCCATTAGCCGGGGCTGGCCTTTGAGGCCCGCGAAGATCCGTGCGAGCTCTTCTCGGCTGGGAATCGTGCGCAGATGGAACTTTTCCCGAGGCGGCTTCGGAAGTCCTAGGTTCGGAAGGTCCGCTTTGAGGACGTGCTTGAAAACAAAGACCAATGCGCACAGCGCCTGCTTTCTGGAGACAAAGGAATAGTTGTTGCGATCCAGCTCATGCAGCCACCGCGAGACCATTTCCCCGTTCCATGCAGATGCCGGTTGGCGGCCAGACTCATTGTAAAACTTCCGAAGCCAAAATTCGTAAGTGGCAATCGTGCGCTTCTGGAGATCCCGGCAGCTCGCCTGGACACGGAATTGGTCAATGAGTCCCATAAATTAATCCGAACCTGGTTTGTTGATTACACTGTTGGGCTGGCCCAGATTGTGCGAGTGGACTACGGAGACGAGTCCGAGAGACAACCACCAGTGCCATCCCTCACACTGGATGCGATGCAGGCCGAGCGGCTGCCATCCCCACGCTATCCAGACGGATCGCCAGTGATCCGCCGCGATGCGATACCTCCAAAACGGGTTTTTGATCCTGTGCAATATCCGCCCAACAAGGCGCTCCAGCGAACCCCTACCGGGGTTCACTTTCGCTGCCGCGCATTTCGTAACGGTTTTCATAGAGTGGTTTTCGTCGCGGGGCCGCTGATCTTTGCGTTCGACAAAATATCATCGGGTTCGCTGATCTCCTCGTGACCGCAAACGGGGCACCGCTCGAAATACGCAGCCTTGTATTCCTCTCCGCATTTCTCGCAGATCATGGCTTGCTCTCCTTGGACAGAATTACCACGGCGTCGGTGATCCAGTCATCGGCCTCGGATGGAGAATCGAATTTCCCGTTTTCGATCAGCCCGCGAGCGCGTTGCACCATGTCCCGCAGTTGCGCGTATGAAGATTCGTTGGCGAGTGCTGTCTTTGCCATTTGAACCGCGCAGTCATAGCCCCACCGGGTATCTGTGATGAGGCGAAGCGCGGACCGCATTCTCGCGTTATCAGCGGCCAGCATTTCGATGTGTGTTTTGTTTTCCATAAGAATTGTCGAACCAGCCGAGCGAGCCAACGGCGGGTCTTCGTGACGCGAATCGTCTAGGAGATTGTCTTCCTGCTCTTTAGTCATGGCCGTGGCTCCTCTTGATCGTTGTGCTGTGGATGGGCTGGAGCTTCCGCTCCGGCGCGTTGAAGGCGATGTATCTCCGCCACGATCAGCGCCCCGGCCTTGACGAGATTTCTGATTTTGTCGTCCGCTGGTCGCCAGCATTCCGCAGTCCACGGCCAATGTTTCGGCGCTTCTTTATCTATCGTCCTCGTCGGAGTGTATCGTTCTGCCACTACCTGATAAGCCTCGAAGAGGGCATAGCTGGCAGCGGCTGCCGAGAGTTCCCCGTCTGTGTGCTCGTCGTCGTGGGTTGAGTTGTATCCGTGCGCGAGGGTCTGCCGCTCGCGCTCGGCTTTGATTAGTTCGATTGGATTCATATATTTTAGGCCGCTATCGCGGCGGTTGGTTTTTCGAGCCCATCCACAGCACAACAGGCTGGTCCAGCGAATCCTTCGGATTCGCAACTTTCGAGGCGGACACCGATGGCTCAGGATCGCTGACCAGCGCGTTGAATGTGGCGCTCATAAAGTTTTCAGGCTGCCCCTTCGCCGCGCTTCGCCGTGGCCTAGAACGGGTTTCTCCCGGTTTTCCGACTCATGGCGCATGCAGGGCGGTTTCATGGCGATTTTTGGCGATTCAGATGACGGCGCTGTATCGCTCGCGGTTGGTGAGGCGGGTGGAGGGGTCGGAACGGAGATCCCAGAACTCCGGATCGGAAGATGCGTGCAAGTGCTCGAACCAGGACTCCACATCGATGACGGTGGTATTCGGCGCCGGACGGCGGGATGCGACGAACCCGGCCTTGATGAGGCGCATGAGCGTGTTGTAGTCGATCCCCATGCCGAGGTGCTCGGGTAGAGCGCCGGTGAGCCGGACCCAGCGCTCGTGGATCCGGACGACCGGCCGGTATTCGCTCGGGCCGATCTTTTGCCAGGAGACCAGGGCGACCTTCGGGAGATCGATGTCGTCCGGCGCCGGGAAGACGGTCTTGCCCGGGGCGACTTCGATCTGGCGGCCGTTCGGGAACTCTTTGCACTTGGAAAAGAGGTTTGCGCGGGTGGGGCGTTGTGCCGGGTGTTCTGCGGTCATCATAGGAGCTGGAGCTGCGGGTTGGTGGATTGGAATTTCTGGCGGCGGAAAAAGTCGAAGGCCTCGGTGTCGGTGAAGGCCATGTAAGTCCCTTCGCGGGCCGGGGTCTCGTCGGATGTCGCGTCCACAACGAATCCGATCTGGACGAGTTCTGTGACACGGGGGCGGACGTTGAGGATGTCCCAGTCCATGGCGGCTGCGAGCTCCCGCGTGGTGCATGGGCCATGCTCGCGGAGCGCGTCCAGAACGGCGCGGCGGTTTCCGACGATCTTGTTCTGGATGCCGTCCCAGGTGGCGTTGCGGTAATCGATGGGGCTCATATCTTGAAGCCAAAGGCTGGTTTATTGGATTCTGATCTGCGGTTGCGGACGGTGAAGACGAGCCGCCAGACCTGTTGTGCGGAGGCCTCGGATAGGCCGCAGCGGTATTGCCGGCGGCAGATGGCCTCGGGATAGGCGAGCGGGAGCCGGCGCTTGTTGCATTCGATCTGGAGCCGGTGGAGCGCGATGCGGTATGGCTCGCTTTCGGCCTGGAGAAGGACGTTCATGGCGACCTCGGGCCGACCGGCCAGGTCGAGGAAGTGGGCGCGGAGCGGTAGGAAGTCGCGCTGGCCGGCCTCGGTGATCCGGCGTCCCACCGCCTTGATGCACTGCGCATGGCGCCATGGGTCGAACGCCTCGCCACGGCCCCATTTTAGCCAGGCTTTACGCGAAAGCATGGCGAGGCTCTGGCGCTGCTCGCGATCGAGCGGAGCCCAAGCCATGTCGGGAGCGTAGTTTGCGCGGCTTTGCCGCGAATGCGAAATGGGCAATGTGGAATTTGGAATGCTCATAGGAGGGCTTCGGGTTGCTGGCCTGATGAAACAAAGGAGTGGGCCGGACCGTTCCAGCGGAGCTGCCAGCCGAGGTTTCGGCGCATGTAATTGATGTCGCGGATCCCGGTCTTCGAGCTGATCTGGAACTCGCTGGCAACGATCCTGGCGTTGAGCGGGAGCCGGTCGCGGATCCTGCCGGCGATCCACCTCAACCGCTCGATGGCTACACGGTCGCGTCCAGTGCGTGCGCTCATGGCTTTTGCAGGGATGCTCTGCATTCCTCCCGAACAGACTCCGGGAGATCGCAGAAGAATTTCGGGATTGAGGCATTGGGATAGTTTTCGGTGATCCAGGCAACCCAGCCTTTCGGTGCAGGGGAGGGCGAGGCTCCGTGTGAGCCGTAATTATAGGGTTCGGACGGAGCCTCGCCCTCCCGGCGGCAAAAGGCCTTCCGGGCGAGGTTGAGCCGGTCTTCGAAGAGGTCGGCATCCTGGATGAGCCGGGAGAACTGGAGCGAGCTGGGCGAATAGCCGGATCCGGGTCGTCCCATCTGGGCCTTGATCCAGCGGATCGCGAGCGCCACGTCCGCGGCCGTGTAGCCGCGCTTGATGAGCTCGTCCCAGGCGCGCATGCGCTGGTAGCTGAGCGTGAGGCGCTGTTGTGTGAGGCTCTCGAAGTGGGCATGCAGGGCGGAGACCAGTTTTTTGAGCCGTTCGGCCTGCTCGATGAATGTCTCAGACATAGGAAGCCTCCAATGGTTGCGGGCCAAGGCTCCGGACCCAGACCTCCACCAGTCCATTGTGATCTAGGACAAGCGCCCATTTCCGGCCGGACCGGCTCATGTCGCGGATGACGTTTTCCAGCATCGAATGTTCGGAAGGTAAATATCCGGTCGTGAGCGGTTGGAGTCCCAGAGCTCTGGCGACTTCTGCTGCGATAAGGTGGGCTTTCATATTCTTTGCTGCTCAGACCCGTTTGAGGACAGTGCGGCCCGCGATGCGTTCTTCCTCTGCCTGCCGCGCGTCGATCCAGATGCGGACCTTAATCCAGAGGATCAGGACAATGACGACCAGGGCGGCGCCAACGGCCGCAGACACCAGGCACATGGTCAGGGCATCTGCAGCAGTGAGCGGCGCCGGGGCGTTGAGGAAGGAGGCGATCATTTCCCCTCCCTCGCGCGGAGCCAGGCGACGATGGCCGGCAACGCGCTGCGCCGGGCGATGATCTCTGCTCCGGTGATCGGCGTGTAGATCATGCGGCCTCCTGGCTGAGCCTGTCCTGGATGACCGTGAGGTCGGGCTCGATGTAGAATGCTTCATCCTGTTCGACCTTGACGCCGATCTCGCGGAGCTCGGCCGGCTGGAGGATGCCCTGGCTGACCTGGGCGATGAGCCCTTCCTTGTCCACCTCGCTCTTCACGCGGACGAATGCCGCTCCCCAGGCGAGGCTCTGGAGTTTTTCCAGCACGCGGGCGAAGGTCCAGCCGCTTAGGGTTTTCAGCTTGGGCGTCCCGGTGCGGAACCCGACTGCGCCGGCGTAAAATTTGACGTGCTTCTTCTTGGAGAACTCTTCCGGAGCGGACTCGGCCCACGCCTGGACGATCACGCTTTTGGCTTTGATGTCTGAGGAGCACTGGTCGAGCGCCGGGGTGTAGGACTCGCGGATCGCGAGGATTTTTTCATCCATCTCCGCGTTCAGGGCGCGGCGGCGGTTTTCGGCAAGGGCGATGTCGTTGACGAGGAGCTCGGCCTCCTCGCGGGTGACGATGATTTGTTCGGTGGAACGGATGCGGGGTTTTTTTGTCATAATTTGGAATGTGAAATGTGGGATTACCGGGTGCGGGCGATGGCCTCGCGGGCTTGGTCGAATGTTTCCGGTGTGACGGGCTCGCCGCGGGAGAGCTGGGTCGCGCGGCGGACCATGAGGGCGAGGGCGGAGAGCGTGCGGGTGTCGGGCGGAAGCGAGGAGAGGGCCTTCACGGCCGGTGCGGCCGCCGCCGCGTCCCAGCCGAGGCGGCGTCGCAGGAAGAGGGCCGCGTCGCTGTCGGGAAGCGTGCTCATCCACACGCGCTCGCCCATGCGGTTGCTGTTGAGCTGGCGGCACTCCTCGTAGGCGGTCTCGCGTTCGAGTTTGCGCCAGAGGCTCGGGATCGTGAGGAGGATGAACTCTCCGGGGGTCCGGTTGATGAGCGTCTTTAAGATGTTGAGCGTCTGCGGCCCGAGGTGGTGGCCCTCGTCGAGGACGACCGTGCGGCGGCTCTCGCGCAGCCGGGCGATGACCCGGTCGAGCGCGGCGGCGGCCCCGGCGCGGTCGGCGGTGCCGCCGAGCGCGGCGAGCAGGCCCGCGAGGAACGCGCAGACGCTCCCCTTGTGGGTCTCGTTGCACTCCAGCGTCACGACGCGGGAGCCGTATTGCGCGACGAGCAGCTTGCCGATGCTGCTCTTGCCCTGGCCGCTCGGCGCCTGGATGATGACGAGGCGCCGAAGCGTGTCCGTGCTCATCGCGTCGCGGACCGCGAGCCGCGCGGCGTGCGGCAGGCTCAAATCCTCGTATATGGGGTCATCGGTGCCCAGGATGCTCTCGGCCTGCTCGATGAGCCGGCAGACCGCCTGGTATTCCGCCAGCCAGTGCGGGGCGCTCCCCGCCGGGGCCTCGCCCGCCAGGATGCGCTTGTATTGCCGGTCGCTGCCGACCCCGCTGTAGCGGGAGCGGAGCTGGCCGAAGCTCAGCCCCTGGGCCGAGCGGTAAGTTTCGATCCTGATCGCCGCTTCGCGCAGCGCCGCCACTTCCTCGCGGAAGAGGTCTTCGTTTTCTTCTTCTTTCATTTGGTTCTTTCTAATTTGCCTCCGGCAAAACCCTCACCCCTGCCCTCTCCCAGCGGGGGAGAGGGTGGTGGTGCTGGCCTTGGCGGCGGCGGGTTGGTTTTTCAAAAGTGTGCTTTCTCCCATTCTTCGAGGTCTGCCGCGCGGGGGTCGGCGGCCACGCGGGCCGCGAACGCGTTCCCCTCGTGCTCCGCGGCGGCCGGACGGCGGGGCGCGGAAACCTCCGCCCCCTCGCCGCCGGTTGCTTTCCCCCCACGAGAAATTTCTGTGAAGTTGCCGAGGCCATCGCGGGCGGTGCTGGTGCGGGCTACAATTCCTTTTGGCTCGATGGCCCGGGTCTCGGAGCGGATCGCTTGCACCGTGGTCCGGCGGTGGCGGCGGGCGAGGTCGGCGGCCTCGGGACGGAAATCCATTTCCCACCCCTTCATGTCGCGGACCAGCGAGGGCGCGTTGCTGATGCAGTCGGCCTTGCGGGCGATGACCTCGCCGATGCGGGCGTGCCGCGAATTTTGGAGCGCGACGATCGTAGCGCCCTCCGCCGGGGCGAATGGGTCGAAATGCACGCGCACCTTCTCGCCCTGGTGCCGCCAAAGCCCTTCGCTCTGGAAATAGTATTTGATGCTCTCGCCGAACGGGCTCATCACTGAGCCGCCAACGCTGTCGCAGCGCAGAACGGTCCATTCCTTGGCCTCGCCCTGGTAGTGGTGGGAGAAGTCGCCGACGAGGCGGGGGCGCGCTGCGGCTTCCTCTTCCCAGATCTCCGCCGGAATGCTCTGCCCGTAGATGTCGCTTTCCGTGCGGGTTCGGTTGCGCAAGGTGATCGCGTGTTCGAGCGTGTTCATCACCTCGTCGAGCCTGGGGAAAAACTTGGTCGGGTCTTTGTGCCCGGATTTGCAGGCCTCGGCGATTTTCGAGTTTTCCTCCATCTCGCCGCGGAACCGCCCGATCTGGCCGGGCAGGTCGCCGAGCGCGGTCCAGAGCCCGTTGAAATAATTTTCGATGAGCTTGTGGTTTGGCCGGTAGGCGCGGGTCACGGCTACCCCGGCGGCGGCGAGGAACTCCTGCACCCGCTTGCTCTCCCACACGCCGCGCTCCAGCACGACCTCGGCGGGTTTGCCGGTGGCGGCCCAGGTGCGCGCCATCGCGCGGATCACGTCCTCGCTCCGGTAACTCTGGCGCGGGCGCATCGTGAAGTCGAATCCGGGGCAATACGGCACCGCATCATCGATACCGATGAGGAGCTGGAAGCGGCCCAGCTTCACGCCGAACTTTCGCGAGCACACGTCGTCGGCCAACTGCCAGGGCACGCACACGAGAAAATTGATCGATCCGTCGTCCCAACTCTGCCGCCAGCCTGCCCGCAGGCGTGCACCGTCCCGGCCAGCCCGCATGCAGCCTCGGCGGTTCGCCAGGCTGTTCTCGACCTCGCGGGGTGTCCGGTGGTATCGGATCACTTGCTCCTCCACCGCGAAGGCCCGGCGGAGCGTCGGCGTGAGCGTGTGCCTGCTCGCCCTCGGCTTCAGGATCGCGGCGCGGGTCTCCTCGCTGCACCCCTCCCACTCGGCCAGCGCCTGCGCGGCGGCCGTGATGCTCCCGGCGCCATCCGCCCGGTTGAGCACGAGCACTTTTTCCCTGGCAAACTGGACTTCCGCCTCGGTCGGGATCGCCAGCGCGGTCCGTCCACACTCGGAATAGTCGTCCTCCAACCCCTCTGGCCCGCGCTCCCGGAGACGCTTCGACCACCGGTCGAAGTTAGCCCGATGGACATGGCTGACCTTGCACGCCGCCGCCACGCTCAGCCCTCGCCGCGCAACCGCCGATTCCACGGCGCGGATCGCGGCCAGCCTCGCCTGCGCGGCGGGCGAAATCGAATGTTGACCCTTTTCTCCGAAACCGGCATTTTTCCCGGCATGGAATCCCCCTGCTCGATCCGGTTCCCCGATGGCCAGCGGCTGCCGGGCGTCGTCGTCTCCCGGCGGGACTGCGGGCGGGATGTCACCTTGGAGGTGATGGTCGAAGGCCAGGCCAGCACCGCCGGGCAGTGCTACATCGATTTTCCGGGGCTGGAGCACCGGGTGAAGGTGGATCTCCTGTGGGCTCATAAAGCCGTCTCGAAATTCCGGGTGGAAGCTTTCGCCGAAAAATAGTTGATGCCCGCCGCCTCGGTGACCCGCTCGATCGCCTCGCTGCTCCCGATCCAAATGAGCGGCTTCTTTGGCTCGTAGGTCGCCCGGGCGATCACGTCCCCCTCGCCGTCGCAGATCTCGACTGTCAGCGGCAGGATCATTTTCCGGCGCTTTGCTTTGGCGACAGCAGCATTCACGCGCCGCACGGCGGCGGCTTTTTCCCCGGCGGTGTGGCTTTTCACTTTCCGGCCCTCCAGACCCGCAACTCGGCGGGCAGGGTCTCGATGAGTTCCCGCCACTGGGCGCGGAAGGCGAGCCGCGCTTCTTGCGGAAGCCCTTCCCACTTCGCGAACCCGTTTTTCATCGAAGCCAGCGACCTGGGAAGCATCCCGTCGAGGAATCCGCTCACCTCGTCGATATCGAGATACACCGTCTCCGCCCGCGAGGTCACTTTTTTCCCGGCAATCGCGCTCTTGAGACGGTTTAGCGGCGTGTCGCCGCGGATGATGTCCAGCTCGTGCTCCTCCCGCAGGTCCGGGTTCGCCGCGAAGATCTCGTGCGCCTCCTTCGCCCACATCACCATCTCCCGAGATACCCCCAGGATTTTGCCGATCTCATCGAAGGTCAGCGGGCCGTCTGAAATCAAAGTCGAATATTCGACTTTGATTTTTTTGGACGCAGATTTGCGGTCGCCCCCACGACCATTCGCCCGTCCGGCGAACATGGGCCAATACCAGTAAGCGCGAGCGCCCTTGTCGAGGTGGTTGCGGCCGAGGCCGCGCGAAAGGATGAGCGCCTCGGCGTCGCTCTCGGCGAACACGTCGCACTCGGCCTCTTCGATGCCGATGGAGAGCCCGAAACTGAGCCGGTGCCGACCGTCGATGACCTCGCCCTCCTCGTTGATGGCGAGCACCTCGCCCAGCATGTGCGTGTCGTAGATGTGCCGCTGCATCTCGGCCAGGTGCTCTGTGGGAACCATGGGCAGCCGGGCCGCCAGCGGGTGAATCGTGAGGGAGTCGAGGCGCCGCATCTCGCGGCGTAGCGGGACCCCGGGAATTGTTTCTGAGGTTTTTTTCATGATCTTTTTGGAAAGCGGGCTTCGCGTAGGGAGATGGTGACGCGGACTTCGGGAAGGTCGGCGGCTTCTTCGGCGGGGATCACATACACCCCGTCGATGAGCAACTCGGGGTGGGCGGCATGGAGCCGGTGGATCGCCTCCGCGATCCATGCCTCGGTTTTCAGCAGGCTGGCGGCGACGGCGCTCATTGGTTTTTCAGGGCTTCGGTTGCCGGTGGTTGATTCGCGGATTTGCGTGATGCCTCGGCTGCGGCCCAGGCGAATAAAAACGCCCATGCGGCAAGCACCAGAAGGCCGTGCCGGAGTCCGGTAAGGAATCCCGGCACCACCGTGAAGAACACGCAGAACAAAAGAAAATATCCGCAGGCTTCGGAGGGATTCATTCTCCGCGTCCTCCGTCGAGGTCGCCGCGCAGGTCTTCCACCCGCGCGGCGATCCGGAAAAGCAGCTCCCGGTATGTCCGCATGTCCGTAAACCGCAGCGGCTGGACCTGCTCGGGGTGGTGGTGCAGGAGCTCAAGGCAAGCGTCCGCGTTCTTGAGCAAGGTGATCGGCGAGGGCGGGGTTTGGCCGTTCATCGGTCGCCCTCCAGGCGGAAGGTGGAGAGGGCGGCGAGCGTCTCGACGTTCTCGGGCTGGTCGCTGGCGAGTGCGGAGAGGGCGCTGTCGTTCTCGGGGATCCGCCCGAGCTGGCGCATGTCGGCGTAGGCGAGGTAGGCGGCGGCGGTGGCGCGGGCCATGCGCAGGGAAAATCCCGCGCCCTGCTTCGTGTCTTTCACTTTGCTGGTCGCGAACTTCCGCAGGAGCTTCGCCGGGTGCCCAGGCTCCAGCCCGTCTCCGCTGAACACCATTTTCGCGAAGGCATCGACGCGCTTGGGCTGGTGGAAGCGGGCGAATGCGAGCGTCGCGAGGATCGCGGCCACGCGCAGTTGCTTCGGCCACGCGGCGTTGGAGAGCGGCAGGAGCGCGAGGATGTGGGGCTCGTAAATGTCGAGCACTTTGAGCGCGGTTGGCACGGACGCGGGCAGCGCCCCGCGGTCGGCGATGCGGAGGATGGTGTTCGCGCAGCTCGCGAGCCGCGTGCCTTGCGCCCGCCCGTGGCTGAGCTGGAGCACCTGGCCGACGTTGCGCAGCTTGAGCCGGTCGATGGCCGCGAACGTGCTTTGCGTGATGCCGTTCCGCGTCTGCTCGGCGGGCACGTCGCGCGTGACCAGCATGTCCACGGTCACGCCGCTTTTCGCGACGCCGTGCAGCCGGTGCTGGCCGTCGATGAGGTTGCCCTTGTCGTCGAAGGCGATGCCTTGGTGCGTGAGCATCCAGTGGCCGTGCTGCATCTCGGCCGCGTATCTCTTCACGGTCGAGGCCGACAGCGTCCGGTTGCTCTTCAGGTTTTTTTCCAGGTATGCCAGCGCGCGCGCCGGCGTGATGTGTTCTACGGTGGTCTTCATTTCTTTTCTTTCTTGGTTTGGTGTTGTTGTCCGGGGAGACAGAGAGCTTTCGGGGCCTGCGCGAGCACCCACTCGAAGAACGCGAGCCGCGTCGCGGGCGACGAGGCGACCAGCCCGCCGCGCAGCGAGCGCGTGAACTGGCTCTTCAGCGAGGCCAGCATGTGCGCGTCGTTGCTCGCCGTGATCCTCGCCAGCGTCACCGGGCAGCGGACGTGCGATGCCTCGTCCTCGCCGAGCACTTCCTCGACCACCGCCCCGACCTGCGCCGCGGTCGGCTGCCCGCCTCCGGCGGACTCGACGGCGCGCGCCCAGGCCGCGGGTTGCCGCTCGGCGGGGAGCTTCGTCAGCGGCCGGGCCGTTTCGGAAGTTTCCGGATTTTGGGACATCGATGTCCCATTCCCGTGCGCTTCAAGGTTGTGGACGACCTTCGCGCCAGCAATGAGCCGGTTCGCGTGACGGCGACTCCACCCCAAAACATTCCGGCAGTAATCTTCGAATGTGCCGAAGTCGGCGCGGTAGAGTCGGGAATCGCGAATTTCGAGCAAGGCATCGCCGACTTCGACGAATGTTTGTGCGCCACGCCGGACGATGGTTTCAAGTTCGACTTTTCGGTTGATCTCTTTTTTTGTGAGTGCGAGCTGGTTCTTCATTTCATTTTTCTTTCTTGGTTCGGTTTCACTTCACGGATGACTGGAGTTGGTTCCACCGGGCGGTCAGACTGCGGCTGACGCGACGCCCACGAAGAACGTGGTTTAGATGGAAGCGAGTGACGCCAAGTATGCGGGCGGCTTCCACTTGACTGACTGCCCGCTTGGGTGTTGGCTTTGGTTGTCCCGTCAACTTCATAGTTGACTGGATAACATATGAGCGCGACTGGTCAACATAAATTGTTATCTGCCGAAAAATATTTTTCGGGCCGCCTCACGCACGCAATGAAATTGAGAGGAATGAGCGGGTCTGAACTCGCAGGAAAAATCGGTGTAGATCGAGGCTACATAAGCCTTCTCAAGTCCGGCAGGAGAAAAAATCCTTCACAAGAAGTCGTGCATGGAATCTCGGTGGCTTTGCGCGTTTGCGTTGACTGGTTGTTAACTGGCGAGGGCGAAATGGACGTTCCCGACGAAGCCGAAATTGAAGCGCACGTGGCGCAGACGTTATCCGGGGGGCCGCAAGCGGCGGCGGCGGCGATGAGCGACGAGCGT